GTCGAAGTGGAACCACGAGGGATTGAGCAAGCTGCTGCTCACGATGCAGAGCCAGTCGTTCGACTTGGAGGGATTGGGCTGGGATCCGCGCGAACTGGACATGCTGCTGCAAGCGTCGTGGGAGAAACCGGAGAAAGAGGAAGGAGGGTTGGATGGCGATGACGTGAAGCGATCGATCACGATGACGCACGACCAGTTTGAAGTGGTGACGCGGGCGATCACGAAGCTGCGCGCTCGCGAGGAAGACCCGGAGATCACAGACGGCCGCGCGCTCGAACTGATCTGCGCGGATTTCTTGGCATGAACGGACAAGGCAAGGAGGAATGAAATGGCACAGCAGATCGGAGTGATGCACGTCGAGGAAATGACGCTGACGCTGCGCGGTCGCACGGGGTCGCTGCTGGTGGTTCACGCATTCGCAGAGAAGGCGAAGGCCGAGATCCGCGACAAGCAACAGAAGAAGGCGAAGGCGGCGAAGGCGCAGCGCGAGCCGGAGCGTGAGTTCATGGACGCGCGGTACGTGGATGGGCACGGGCGCGAGTGTGTGCCGGTGACGGTGATCAAGAAAGCGATCGTGTCGGCCGCGACGGCGTTTGACGAGCTTACGAAGGTCGGGCTCCGGCAAGCTGTGTTCGTGGATCCGGCGGAGAATCGCGGTGGCGCGCTGATCCCGATCGAGATGCATGACGGGGCGCCCGCGGTCGCGACGATGCGCGAGGATGCGGTGACGATCGGGATCAATACACGCGGACTGGCGTATCGACCGCAATACACCGAGTGGCAGCTTCGAGTGAGGATCGAGTTCAATCCGCGGATCGTGAGCCGCGAGCAGATGCTGGCGCTCGTGGATCAGGCGGGATGGGGCGTCGGGATCTGCGAGGGTCGCCCGGAGCGTTCGAGCGCGCTCGGGTGGGGTCGGTTCGAGCGCGTGATCGAGTGAGCCGTGGCATGGCTAGGCAGTCCGGGGTCTAGAGCGGTCGGGCGATGTATGGCGCGGCAGGCACGGCTGGGTCTGGCGTGGATGAGCGAGGCAGGGTCGGGAGTGGCAGGCCCGGCTGGGTCTGGCTTCGTGTGGCTGGGCGTGGCAGGAGTGGTCAGGAGTGGTCAAGCATGGCAAGGCGCGGTCCGGCTCGGATCGGCAGGCACGGCTGGCAAGGCGAGGTGGTGAATGGAATGGCTTAGCAGAGCGTGGCAGGCGTGGCGAGGTGTGGAATGGCGAGGCCGAGCGGTGAGTGGTGTGGCAGGAGTGGTGAGGCGTGGGAAAGGTTAGGCACGGCTGTGCGAGGTGAGGCGAGGCCCGGCGAGGCGAAGTCCGGCAGGAACGGCAATGCGTTGTTGGGCGGGGCAAGGAACGATCGGGTCTGGTCTGGCGTGGCAGGACCGGCGAGGTTGAGCGTGGCGGAGCAAGACACGGCAAGGCATGGCGAGGCGCGGCCGGCTGTTCGCGGCTGGCCGGATCTTCGTCTCGCGTTCACGGACATTCACCCGAACAGTCCGATCGGGAAGGTGTTCATGGAGGATCGCGAGACGCAACCGGCGGTCCTGATGGGGTTCCCGTATGCCGACACATGGAAGAAGCACCGCGCCCGGTTCAAGGTGCGATCGTGGGCGCTGGACAGTGGCGCGGTGACGGCGGCGAACAGTGGCGAGCCGATCGATCTGGCCGGCTACACCGCGTTCGCGCGCGACATGAAAGCATCGGATCCAACGCTGGAGGATGTGTTCGCGCTGGACATGATGGGCGATTGGCGCGCGAGCCTGCGGAACGCCGAATGGATGTGGAAGCACGGCGTTGAGGCGATCCCGTGCTGGCATGCCGGCGAGCCCGAGGCGGTGCTGGTGGGTCTGGCGCGCGACTATCCGAAGATCGCGGTGGGCGGCTCGTGGAAGATGCGCGGGCCGGCGCGGATCCGTCTCGTGGAGCAGATCTTCGCGCGGATCTGGCCGAAGCGGATCCACGGGTTCGGCATGTCGGAGGAAGCGCTGCTGATGAAGTTTCCGTTCCACAGCGTCGATGCGAGTAGCTGGCAGCTTGGTCCGATGAAGTTCCGGCAGTTCAAGGGACTCGGGAAGGCGAACCTTCGTGTGCCGTGCAAGACGATCGACTTGCGCGGTGAAGTGGATCACTACCTCGCGATCGAGGCGCGCGCCCGTGCGCAATGGGCGAGGCTGATACCGGAGAAGCCATGAGCAAGGAGGGAGCGCGATGACTGACCGAGTGCTGACGCCCGCCGAGATTCAGGCCCGACTCGATTCGTACATGGCAGGTGAGCCGCAGGACGAAGCGTTGCGCGTCTCGCACGAGCGTCTCCGCGCCGAGCGCGACCAAGCACAGCAGCGCGAGAGCAAGGCGCTTGAGATGAGCGACGCGGCATCCCGCGCCCTTATCCGAACGGCTGCGAAGTGCGAACGCCTGACGAAAGAGCGCGACCTGCTCCGGGCGGCGCTCTATCCGCTCGTGGTCGGTTGCCTCGAAGCTGAGGCGCGCGAGGATGCGCCGGAGTTCGTCAATGGCGAGGCGCAACGCGGTGCCGACGCGCTGGGCGCGTGCGTGGCGTGCGGCGGCAAGGGATCGACGGACGGGCGCGATTACGTCGATGAACCGATCCCCGAGGCCGTGCGCCGCCAAGCCTGCTCGGGCTGGGGGTTCACGCGATGATCGAAGCCGTGATCCCAACGCGCGGCAAGGTCGAGGCTGTGCTGGCCGGCCTGCTCCAGCATCACCAGACGATAGACAGCGTGCGGATCGTGACCGCAGCGATGCCGACGAGTACGGAGGCGCGCCGGCTGATCGAAACGTGGCAGCACCTCGGGCGCGACGTGACGATCGAAATGCAGCGCCGGCCGGGATCCGGGCCGGCGCGGGCGCAGGCGATCGAGAACAGCAGGGCCGATCGCCTTCTATTCATTGACGACGATGCTGTGCTGGTCGGTGCGAGCGCGGTGATCTATCTCCAGCAGGAACTGGAAAAGAGCCCGCGCGTGGAGTGGGCGACGCCGATCATCCGGTTCGCGCAGGGGTTCGTGGATCCGCCGCCCGGACACACCGAGATATGGGAGCGGGTGTCTCGTGAAGATCCGCGCGTGGTCGAAGCCTTGGAGCATCGCGGCTCCGGCTGGATCCGCGTGTTCGACGTGACCGATGCGGAAACAGATCAGCTATGCGGCGCATGCTTCTTCGCCAACCGCGCGGCGATGCTGCCGCATCGCGAGGGATTGTGGCGCTGGCCGGCTGGTGTACCGGGCAATGATGCGTGGCTCGGCTACAAACTCGGCGAGGGGCGCGTGGCGCGAAAGATCTTCTGCTATCACTTCGGCGATTTCGGTCGCGAGTGGGATCACGCGCGGCTGCACCGTGACTTCATGGAAGAAGGGTTGGATCCGACATGGACCCCGTGACGCACGTGCTCGTCGGCTACGCGCTCGTGGGGCGGGGCGGGATCCTGCCCTCGCTGGTGCCCGATGTGCCAGTGGCCGCGCTGATCGGATGGCAGATCGTGAGCCGGCGCTGCACGCTCGCGAGCGCGTTCGCCGAACGGTGGCCGACCCAGCCGACGCGAATCGAATCAGCGTTCATGCGCGCGCGGCAGGTGCTTCATTCGCCGTGGACGGGGCTCGTGGTGATGCTGTTGTTCAGGAGCCCGTTCGGCGTCGCGTATGCGGCGCACATCGTCTTGGACCTGATCACGCACGGACCCGGAGCATGGCAGCCGACAGCGAGGGATCGGCTCATGGTCTGGATCGCGTGCGTGGTCGCGATCTGTGCAAGGAGGGGACTTTGAGGCGGATGATCGTGAAGCGGAGAACGCTGCTGCTCTACTCGGGCGGGCTCGATTCGCACCTGCTGTGGCTGCATCAGGACAAACCGCAGCGCGTGATGTTCACGGAAACGGTGCTGACCCGAGAACAGCGCGAACTATTGCTGGATCCGACTTGGCTGCCGAACGATGCGTCGAAGCTGCTGCCGATGCCGCCGCTGCCGAAGTGGTCCGGCGGGTTCGTGCCGTATCGCAACCTCGCTTTCATCATGCAGGCGTCGCTGCTCTGCGGATCCCAGCCGGTCGAGATCCTGATCGGCCAGACACTCGAATGGCAGGTGGACAAGAACGCCGCGTTCTACCGCGAGATGCGATCGATCGCGCGCCGGCTGGCGAGGATCGACCTGATCGTGCGCGCGCCGCTGGCGAACAGGACCAAGACCGGGATCGTGCGCGACGCGCTCGCGCGCGGGGTGCCAGTGGAGGAAATCACGAACACACACTCATGCCTCACTGTCACGATCGTCGGGCAGGCCGAAGGGAAACATTGCGGCCGCTGCTCGTCGTGCGTGGCGCGCTGGGCAGCCTTCAGGAACAATGGGATCGTGGATCTGAGCTACACCCACGAGCCCACGCGGTTCGACTACGAGAAGAACGTCGAGGCGCAGCGATGGATGTTCCGGTGGCAGAACGTACCGATGTACCTGATCCGACACGCCGAAATGATGCGCGCGTTCGCACGCAGAGAGAAGGAGGGGCCGTGGGCTTTACGCTGACGAAGGAGTTCACGTTCGAGGCGTCGCACATCCTCACGATGCACGCCGGAAAGTGTTCTCGGCTGCATGGGCATTCGTGGAAGTTCGCGGTCGAGGTGAAGGGCGACGTGCTGCGAGGCGGCGGATCCGAACATGGCATGCTCATGGATTACGGGATGATCAGCGCCGCGGTGAAGCCGATCGTGGAGGAATACCTCGATCACCGGCACCTCAACGATCTGCTGCCTGCCCCGACGAGCGAGCGGCTGGCCGAGTGGCTGTTCAAGGTCGTTCATGCGGCGCTGCCGGATGGCTCGCGCGAAATGCTGTCGGCGATCATCGTCAACGAGACTTGCACCAGCGCGTGCCGGTACGAGGCGCCGAAGGAACTGCCGGCATGAACGGTCGAATGACCGTGCTCTTGCCGCCCGGCGGGAAAACGCGCACGGACGTGTGGGGCACCCCGGAAGAACTGTTCGCCGCGTTGAATGCAGAGTTCGATTTCACGTTGGATCCGTGTCCGCTCGATCCGAGTGAGACCGCCGGCTGTGGATTGTGGGGGAAGGACTCGTTGCTCGAAAGCTGGGCCGGCCAGCGCGTTTTCTGCAATCCACCGTACAGCGACATTTGGAAGTGGACCGATAAGCGCCACGAGCCAGACGTTGCGGTGTACCTCATACCCGTTCGCAGCGACACGGCATGGTGGCACGATCATGCTCTTGAGGCCGACGAAATCCGGTTCATCCGCGGGCGATTGAAGTTCGGCGGATCGGCAACGAGCGCACCGTTTCCTTCCGCGATACTAGTGTTCGACAAGAGGAAGCGATGAAAGACTACATGGTGAACGAGGTGTTCTACTCGCTACAGGGCGAGGGCGTGCGCGCCGGCACGCCGAACGTGTTCGTGCGGTTCTCCGGCTGCAATCTCCAGTGTCGAACCGACAACGAAGCAGGGTTCGACTGCGACACCGAGTTCGTGAGCGGCCGGCGGCGATCGCTGGACGATCTGCTGGTGGACATGATGACCGCGGGCGGTCCATCCCATCCGAGGAACGTGATCCTCACGGGCGGCGAGCCCGGGCTTCAGGTGGACGAACCGCTGATCAATCGTCTGCGCGCGGACGGCTGGTTCATCGCCATCGAGACGAACGGCACGGTCGAGCTACCGCCGCTGATCCATTGGGTCTGTGTCTCGCCGAAGTCGGCAGAGCACACGCTCAGACAGAAGTACGCGAGCGAGGTGAAGTACGTTCGCCATGTCGGTCAGGGGATCCCGAGGCCGACGATCGACGCACCGCACAAGCTGATCTCGCCAGCATTCGAGACGCTGGTGAACCCGGACTCAACCGTGCGGCATCGCCCGGCACCCGGCGCCATGGAATGGTGCATTCAACTCGTGAAGGAGAACCCGGAGTGGCGACTAAGCGTGCAGCAGCACAAGTCGTGGGCGATCCGCTGAAGCAGTTCGATCCGCGGGCCGGCGAACGCGCGGTGGAACTGCTGCTGGCAGCGATCGGCGAGGATGGTGCGCGCGAGGGGCTGCGGGAAACGCCGAAGCGCGTGGTTCGCGCGTGGCGCGAAATGACGAGCGGCTACAACGAGGATCCGGCGCGAATCCTCGCGAAGCGGTTCGACTCAGACAGCTACGACGAGATGGTCGTGGTGCGGGACATTGAGTTCTGGAGCACCTGCGAGCATCACCTGCTCCCGTTCCACGGCAAGGCGACGGTCGGGTATCTGCCGGGCGAGCATGTCGTGGGGCTCTCCAAGATCCCGAGGCTGGTGCATTGCTTCGCGCGCCGGCTACAGATCCAAGAACGGTTGACCAGCGAGATCGCAATGGCTCTCCAGCGGTACCTCGGCGCGAAGGGCGTCGGCGTGATGATGAGCGCCACGCACCTCTGCATGGCGGCGCGCGGCGTCAGGGCGCCGGCTGTCATGGTCACGTCGAAGCTGATCGGCACGATGCGCGACGATGCGCGCGCGCGCGCGGAGTTCTTGGAGATCGCCGGGGTCTGACATGGCGAGCAAATCCCTCAGGGAAACGAGCCGCATCCTCAAGGCGAAAGGCTACGAGATCTCGCACGAGGGGCTTCGGCGCGCCGTGCAGAGCGGGCGCATCACGCTGGAGCCCGATGGCGGGCTCGATCCGGCCAAGGTGATGAAGATGCTCAAGGCGAACACGCACCCGGGCCGCGGGAAGGGCGGGAACGGTGGCGCACCGCCCGATGCGAACGGAACCGCGCTGGGGCCGAGCTACCAACAGGTGCGCACGTTCCGCGAAGGGTTCGCGGCGAAGATCCGCGAGCTTGAGTACCGGCAGATGACCGGCGAACTGATCGAGGTGAGTGAGGTGCGCCGCGTCGCGTTCGCCCGCGCGCGCAAGGCTCGCGATCTGCTGCTCAGTATCCCGGCGCGCGTCGGCCCGGTGGTTGCCGGCATGACCGATGCGAAGGCGTGCGTGCAGGCGATCGAGGACGAGATCCGGCACGCGCTCGATGAGCTTGCAGATCCGGGTCGTGACCCGTGGTAGAGATCGCGTCGGCATACGTCCAGAGCGACAGGAAGGGATGGCTGCGGGATCCCGACCTGACCATCGCCGAGTGGGCCGACCGCTTCCGAGTGCTGAGCGCCGTGTCGAGCCCCGAGCCCGGGCGCTGGCGCACCAGCCGGACACCCTACCTGCGCGAGCCGATGGAGAAGCTGTCGCCGCGGGATCCATGCGAGCGCGTCGTGATACAGGCGGGCGCGCAGGTGGGCAAGACCGAGTGCGGGAACAACTGGATCGGATTCACGATCCACTACTCGCCGGTGCCAATGCTCATGGTCCTGCCGACGCTGGACATGGCGAAGAAACAGAGCAAGCAGCGCATCGCCCCCATGATCGCCAGCACGCCGGAGCTTGCCGATCGCGTGAAGGACGCGCGCACGCGCGATAGCGGGAACACGGTCATGCTGAAGGAGTTCGAGGGCGGCATGCTGGCGATGGCCGGATCGAACAGCGCCGCCGGGCTCCGCGCGCTGCCCATCGCCCGCATCTTCTTTGACGAGGTGGACGAGTACGAGGGCGACGTGGGCGGTCAGGGCGACCCGATCGCGCTGGCCGAGAAGCGCATGAGCAACTTCGTGCGCAAGAAGGCGCTGCTGACGAGCACGCCGACGAACCGCGGTCTGTCGCGGATTGAACGCGAATACCTGCGCAGCGATCAGCGCCGCTACTTCGTTCCATGTCCCCACTGTGGACACATGGACTGGCTCCAGTGGATGACGGGCGGCTACCACGGGAACGAGGGCGAGCATCACTCGATCCACTTCGTGGACCGGGATCCCGCGACCGCGGCGATGCGGTGCGGTGGCTGCCAGAAGCTGGTGGCCGAGAGCCACAAGACTGCCATGCTCGCGGCCGGCGAGTGGCGCCCCACCGCCGAAGGAGACGGCGGCAAGACGATCGGCTTCCACCTGTCGAGCCTCTACTCGCCGCTCGGCTGGAAGTCGTGGGCACAGTGCGTCACCGAGTTTCTGGAGTCGAAGTCGGATCCGTTCAAGCTCAAGACATGGGTGAACACGGTGCTGGGCGAAACGTGGGAGGAACGCGGCACCAGCGTCGAGCCTCATGTCCTGCGCGCGCGCTGCGAATCCTACCCGGCGCAGGTGCCCAACGGTGTCGGCGTGCTCGTCTCGTCCGTCGATGTGCAGGGCGATCGACTGGAGGTGCTGACGAAAGGCTACGGTGCCGGCGAACGCTCGTGGGTCGTGGACTTCCGGCAGATCTACGGTGACCCGGCGAGTGGAAAGACGTGGGCTCTGCTCAACGAATACATGGCGACGCCGTTCATCCACGAGAGCGGTCGCAAGGTCAGCGTCGAGCGCGTCGTGATCGACAGCGGCGGCGCTCACACTCAACGTGTCTACGAGCACTGTGTCGCGCGTCAGGGGCTCGAACCGTTGACGCTGGCGATCAAGGGAGCCAGCTACAGCGGAAAGCCTCTGGTCGAGCGACCGAGCAAGCACAACCGCTACAAGCTGCCGCTGTTCATGCTCTGCGTCGATACCGGGAAAGAGGTGGTGCTGGCGCGATTGCAGATCGCAGACAAGGACTCGCCCGGCTACATGCACTTCCCGATCGCTGACTGGCTCGATGATGAGTACTTCGAGCAGCTAACCGCCGAGAAAGCGGTGCGGAAGTACGTGAAGGGACGCGGCGCGGTGCGTGAGTGGGTGAAGATCCGCGAGCGCAACGAGGCGCTGGACTTGGAGGTGTATGCGCTGGCCGCGCTCTACATCATGGGGCCGCAGTTCATCCGGGCGCTGGGGGATCGGGCGCTGGCGCTGGCTGAGAAGCCGGCCCCAACAGGAACCGTGCCGGCCCCGGTGGTTGTGCCCGGGCGCCCGGGCCGGGCCGGATGGGTGCAAAGGTGGTAGGGAGCCCGAGCCCGGGCACGCTGGGCGCCTTGCCGGGCCGGCTGGCGCGGGATCCCCCGGGCGCCCGGGCCGGCCCGATCGGGGATTCTCAGGCGCCCAAGAGATTATGCTTGCACGGGCGGAACGGGAAGCCGATGATGCTTGCAAGGCACCGGATGGGCCGGCGCCGATGGCAAGGAGGGATCAGGTGGCAAAGAAGATCCAGACGGTGCGGGATGCGATGCAGGCGAAGGTGGACGCCGAGGCCGTGCGTGATGCGCAGATCGCGAAGGACGAGGCCCGCATGGCGCGGCGCCGGGAGATCAGGGCGGCGCTGAAGGCGAAGCGGGATGCGCGCGCCGCGCAGGGCAAGAAGAACCCGAGCGCGTTCGGCAAGGGCACCGGCTGCTACACCTGCCATTGCTGCGGGAAGAAGACGCGCAGCACCGGCCGCGGCGACAACGAGAACGTGGAACTGTGCGCGGGATGCTTTGATCTGGCATCGCTGGAGAATCACCACTGTGATAACTGCGATTCCCACGTTGCCGAGCAGCGCGACATCGTTAGCTGCCCCGAGTGCGGCGCCGAGGCCCGCGCGCTGATCGCTGCCGGCGCTGGCAGCGAAGGGGACAAGAAGGCGCTGGCCGCGTGGATGGCCGCGCAGCCGATCGTGGTCGAGACCGCCGGGATCATCGAAGGCGGCGAGGTCGTGGCGATCACGCCGGCCCCGAAGGCCCCGGCGAAGCCGAAGGTTGCCGCGCTGCGCGCGCTGGTGGCGGCGCTGGACAGCGGCGATGCGGAGAAGGTGGCGGTGGCGCTGGCGAACGCGAAGGCGGTGCTGAAGTAGACGAGCAGGACGGGCGCCCGGATCCCCCGGGCGCCCGATCATCCGAGGTACGCGAAGGAGACTTGGACATGGCACACGAACTGGATCGCAACGCGCAGACGGGCAAGATGGCGATGTTCGCAGTCGGCGAGACGCCGTGGCACCGCGAGGGCGTGCTGCTCAACGAAGCGCCCAGCTTCGAGGAAGCGATGCGGCTGAGCGGCACGGACTACGAGGTGCGGCTGGTGCCGATCTACGTGGACGACCACGCCGAGGGCGCGGTGCGGGGGATCAGCTACAAGGAGGTGCCGCTGGCGCGCGCGACGCTGCGCGTGGATCGCAACACGGTGCTGAACACGGTCGGGCTGGATTACCGGCCGCTCCAGAACCGCGATGCGTTCGAGGTGCTGACGCCGCTGCTGGACAACGGCGTGGCGAAGCTGGAGACGGGCGGCACGCTGCGCGAGGGCGCCGATGCGTGGATGCTGGTCCGGTTCGCGATCGATGACCCGGTGGTGCGCGACATTCTCGGGGACGAGGTGGTGCCGTTCGGCCTGATCTCCAACAATCACACTTGCGGCCGGCGCGCTCAGGTGAAGATGACGCCGGTGCGCGTCGTGTGCGCGAACACGCTGGGGATGGCGCACCGCGGCAGCGGCGATGCGATCTTCGTGCGTCACGTTGGCGATGCGCGGCTGAAGATCGTGGATGCGGCGACCAAGATGTTCGAGGGGATCGTGGAGCGTTACCGCACGATCGCGGAGCAGTACCGGCTGATGAAGGAGACGCGGTTCACGGTGGATCAGTTCACGGCGACGGTGCTGGACGTGCTGGCGCCGCTGCCCGAGGCGAAGGACAAGGAGGCCAAGAGCGGGTTCGATCGCGCGCTGGCGAACGCCGAGGCGAAGCGCCGGGTGCTGACGACCGCGTGGACCGGCGGCAAGGGACACAAGGCCGATCACAGCGCGTGGGAAGCGTACAACGGCGCCGTGGAGACGATCGATCACGACGACGACACCTACACTGTTCGCGGATCCCGCGCGCTGGCGCTGCTGGATGGCCGGCTGGGCACCGCGAAGGACGAGGTGCTGGAATCGATCATGGTGGAGTGCAAGAAGCGGTAGCGTAGCGAAGCGGATCGCAACGGCCGGCCCCGGGCGCCCATCGCCCGGGGCCGATGCCGACACCCAAGGCAAGGAGGGGCGCAATGAGCAAGTTCCCGTGGAGCATCGTGGCGATGAATCGGGCGGTGGGCGGGGTGAGCGGCTGGAAGGTGGTAGGCGACGAGAGCGTGCAGGCCGAGGAATACGTCGTTGTCGCGGCTCACGCATCGGTCGGGAAGATCTACCGGCAGGCCGATGCGAAGAAGCTGCGCGCAATGATCAGCGCGGCAGATCCGATGAAGATCCCGCTCTCGGCGCAGACGCCGCATTGCGTGTCGGCCGGGTGCAACGACAACGCGCACGGTTGGCTGGTCGCGCCCGATGGACTGGTGGTGCCGGGCGGCGCCTACTGCCGGCGGCATCTGTTCAACATGATCGACCAGTATGCTGCGAAGGCGGCAGAGACGTGGATGATCGCTCCGCTCCTGTTCCCCTGCCAGCATTCGTGCGACCCGAGGCTGTGCGCCGAGCAGGCGTGCAGCGCGAAGCGGTCGGATCTGCGAACGGCTCTCGGGAGGTGACTCGTGAGTTTCATGCGAGACGCGAAGCTCAGATTCAGGGAGGCGTGGGACAACGATGCGCTCGGGTTCCAAGGAGTGTGGCGAGTCGTGGAGACGATGCTCAAGTCGGACAGGAGGGGTGCGATGGCTTCGTGGGTCTACATCCACAGCGAGAGGAACCCCGACCTGTTCACGGTCGGGTTCTACGATGGCGATGGGAAGTGGCAGCCGGAGTCAGATCACGCGACGAGCGAGGCCGCGGCGGATCGCGTTCACTTCTTGAACGGAGGAACGAAGTGACCACGCGCGCCGAAGTGATGGTAAAGGTCCGCAGACTGTTCGCGCTCGCGGATCGCGCCGGCACACCGGGCGAGGCTGCTGCGGCAGCCTCGCGCGCGCAGGCGCTTCTGGACCGCTGGGAGATGACGCGAGATGAAGCCGAGGCCGGCGACGCCGACGAAATGGTGAGCACGCTGGATGTGCCGAACGGATGGATCGACACCGAGCGAACCATCACGCTCTGGAAGCATCACCTGATCGCCGGGCTCTGCGTCGTGAATGGATGCGCGGGATTCAGAAGCAATCGAGGCAGAGGCCAGAGCTACGAGGTGTCTGGCCGGCGCGCAGCGGTTGAGATCGTGCGCATGCTCTACGGTTGGCTCTCGAAGGAGATCAAGAAGATCTCGCGAGCGAAGCGCGCGGGGCTCGGGAAGCACTACGCCGACAGCTTCAGATTCGGCATGGTCGAACTGGTCATCCTGCGGCTTCAGTCCGACCAGCGACTTGAGTTCGAGCGACAGAAGGCGGCAGCGTTCAATCCCGCGGCGCTGGTCAAGGTGAACGAGGCGGTGGCGCGGATCGAGAACAGCAAGAAGGCAGAGCAATGGATGATGGATCGCCCGGGGATTCAGGTGGACGAGGGCCGGCCGGCCTTCGAGATGCCGGATCCGATCGCCCGGATCGACGGCGCCGCGCATGGTGCCCGGATGGATCTGTCCGGGCCGGCACCCCGGCTGGACCCGCGCCGGCAGCGGTGAATATTGTGCTTGCACAGGGGAACCCGGAAGCCGATAATCCTGTGTAGCCGGCAATGGGGCCGGCAAGGCAAGGAGGGATCAGGTGGCAACGTACTTTGCGGTTGGCGATCGGGTGCAGGCAGGCGAGGCCGTCCAGAAGCTGGTGCCGGGTGTGATCTACCGCGTGGCCGATATCGATGAGCGCGTGACGCCGTTCGGGAACTTCGTCACCTACTTCGTGGTGCCCGAGGATCCGAACACGGACGGCCCGGCGATCGCGATCGCGAACGCGCACCTGCTGCTCAAGAAGGTGGCGCGGTGATGCGGCGCCGCGGCAAGTTCAGCGGCGGTTACGCGAAGCGCCCGACCGTGTTCTTGGAAACGGCGCGCAGCCGCGACGACTACTCGATCGTGAAGGGCGATCTGATCTGGTACGACGGCGAGCCGTGGATCGTTCTCAGCATTCGCGACACGCGCAACGGCGACAAGCTGGAGCTATCGCCCGATTACTGCGGCGTTCGGCGGAACACGTTCGTGCTGGCGCGCAACGTAGTGGTCAAGCCGGAGGTGACGCCCGGACCATGGCGCGTCTACAGACGCACGCGCGTTCACGGCGGCACCGAGGGATCGCCGGCACACGTCGCGAACTGCTCACCAGAGCACAACAGCGTAGATGCCGAGACATGGGCGCAATGCGAGGCGAACGCCGCGCTGATCTCAACGCTGCCCGATGTTCTCAAACGCAACGCGGAGCTGGAGGCGGCGCTCAACACGGCCTTGGCCGAGATGGTCATGCTCAAGGCAAGGTTGTCGGAGCCGTACCGCACCAACATCACCAAGGCCTGCGACATTGCCAAGGCCGCGCTCGCCGGGGAGGGGAAGGCATGAACGAGGCAGCGAAGATGCTCAGGGCGGCGCGACGCGACGCCACCGACATGAGGATGCGCAACGAAGAACTGAAGGAAGCGGCAGCGCGCATCGTCGTGTGGATCGGATCGCCGCCGAGGGCCATTGGAGAGAAGGAGCAGCGCGACCGGGATCTGCTGGTGCTGTGCAAGCTGCTCGGGATGCCGCCGCGATCGTGGCGGTCCTGACATGGCACGATCGCTGAAGCGGCCGGCGCGGTACCGCGCGCAGAGCGATGGCGACGAGTACGTGGTCACGATCCGCGCGCTGCCGGATGGGACGGGGATGATTGGCGTGAGGGAGCGCATGCAGCGCGAGGCATCACAGTACGAGGTGACGTTCGGGCAGCTTCACACCTTGCTGGCAATGCGCGCCGTCGAAAGGCGACGGCCGCGGCGCCGGCTGCGGGGGTTCTGATCATGGGCGATCCATTGGCAATGCTGACGGACTCGGAGAAGGCGTGGTTGAAAGATCAAGTCATACTGGTGCGCACGAACTTCTGTGCTGATGGCTACCTCATGGGCGTCGGGATAGCGGTGACGCCGACCGAGCGGCTGATCATCCCCCTACGCTGGGACTCGGAGGGCGAGAAGGAGGCGGTCGCGCTGCTGCTGAAGAACGAACTGGCGCGCGCGGGTATCGTGTTCACAGCGTTCGAGGCGTACATGAAACAGTTCGAGACGGTGAGCGAGGCGCGGAGCCACTACGGTGAGCCGGTCGAGAAGATGCCCGGCCGGATCGAGGTGATTCACATGGCGGTGGAGACGAGGGCTGCGCACTATCACGGCTACGCCGAGGTCCGGCGATCGCCCGGGCGCGTGACGCTGGAGCCGACGCGGTGGCATGCTGCGCACGACTCGGAAGGCCGATGGGCGAATCTGCTGCCGCGGACGCGCGGCGTTCGTGAGGGGGTGAACTGAATGAAGCCGGGAACAAAGTCATGGCACAGCGCGGGCGGAAAGGCTCGCGCCGAGAAGCTGAGCGCGAGCCGCAGAAGCGAGATCGCTCACATGGGCGGCATCGCGAACACGGCGCGGCGACCGCCGCGTTGTACGAAGTGCGGACACCGTGGTCACTACGCTCCGACATGCAAGGAGGGACGCCGTGGACGATAGAGAGGTGGATCGGATCCGAGAGAACGCGCGTCGGATGACGCTGAGAGCAGGAACGAACATGCGCGCGCTCGCCGCTCAGTGCGTTCGACAGGCGAAGTTCATCGAGAAGCACCCCGACACCGGGATCAACGTGGAGGCGATCAACGAGATACTGGAGGTGATCAGCGCCGACGCCTCTCGGGCATGGGCGCTGCGCGCGGTGCTGATCGATCTGGCCGGGGCGCTGGATCCCCCCGGGGCGCCCGGGCCGGTGCCGGCCCCACGAGGCCGAGCCCGGGCGAGCTAGGCGCCCCGCCGGGCCGGCTGGGGGGCGCCCCCGCCGGGCCGGATCCCCCCGCCGGGGGCGCCCCCGAGATTGTGCTTGCACAGCGGAACGGGGAAGCCGATGATGCTTGCAAGGCGCCGGATGGGCCGGGGCCGATCGGCAAGGAGGGATGCAATGCGCGGTTACCATCTGGAGCAGGCGAAGGACGTAGACGGCGTGACGTTCACGCGCGGTGCCATCGTTGTGAACCGGAGCGATCGCGGCCAGTGGGATCCGGACGGGAAGCGCATCGTCGGGCGCACCGAACTGAAGGTGCTGTGGATCGTGCGCACCCCGAGCGGTGCGGAGAAGATCAGCTATCGATCGCTGAACGGCATGCGGCGCGCGGCGATGTACGCGAAGAACGTGCGCGTGATCCGGAGCGCGGAGCAGGAGAAGAACCGCCGGGCGAACGAGATGCAGAGCATCACGCAGAGCAACCTGACGGTGACGCCGAAGGAGGAACACACGGGCGGCGCCACGCTGATCATCCGGCGCGCGACGCCGGCACCGGCGCCCGCGCCGATCGCCCCGGCGAAGCCGAAGCTGGACGCGCCGATGGTGAACCGCTGGACCGTGCGGCTGTGGCAGGGCGAGGCGATCGATCTGTTCGAGGTGGTGGATACCCGGACGGGCGAGGTGGTCGAGAGCTTTAGCAGCCGCGACATGGCGCACGATGCGGCGCGCGAGATGAACTTCCTGAAGTAGATGATCGTGGGGGCGCCCGGGATCCGGGCGCCCCACAACCGGAGGAACTGGACATGCCGATCGATCGCAAGAAGCTGGTGGAACTGGCCGAGTGGCTGCTGGGGCCGGGTGCGCAGAAGGAGAAGATCGAGTGGTTCGTGGAGCACTGGCTCAAGAATCCGGGCGCTGCTGAGCGGTGGGCAGCCGAGCGCGCGCGCAGGTGACGACATGGGGCGCCCGGATCGCCCGGGCGCCCGCGGGGCGATGCAACGGAGGGATCAGACAATGGACCGGAACAAGGCGATCGCGATGTTCGGAATGAGCTACGAGGAACTGGTCCAGAGCTACGGGCCGGAGAGCGCGAACCAGAAGCTGTGCGGATCCCCCGAGATGCTGGTCATGTCGATCTTGAGCGACGCTCAGGAGACGCTGCTGCGCGTGCCGGATGGCGTGAACCCGATCGCCATGCAGGTGCGCCACCTGTTGAACCGCGCGAAGTGGGTTCTCGCGCAGCGCCTCGCGCAGAAGGCGGAAGCCGCCGACAAGGCGGTGGCGAAGCCGAAGCGGCCGATCTGATCCCCGGCGGCAGAGGCTGATCCCCGGCCCGGGCGCCCATCGCCCGGGCCGGTTCCTTGGGTGCCCGGCCGTCCGGGCGCCCCCGGGGCCGAGCCCGGGCGAGGTGGAGGGGTCTGGCTCCGATCCCCGGGGGGTGCCGCCCCCCGGTGTCAACAATCGGTTGACTGGACGGGATCCCCCCGCCCGTGGTTCCGTGCCGCGCCATGGACGTGACGATGCCCGAGGCGTTCGCCGCCGGTACGACCGTGCAGTTCATTGCGAGCTACGGTTCCTATCCCGCGAACGGTGGTTGGACTGCGACGCTCCACGTTGCCGGCGCGAGCGTGATGACGCCGCAAGCTGGATCGGCGAGCGTGGCCGCGTTCATCTTCACGATCAGCGCCGCGGTGTCTGGCGTGCTGCTGCCCGGGAACTATCAGTGGCAGGTGATCGCAACGCACGCCACCTCGGGAACGTTCGTCGCCGACTCCGGAGTCGTTGAAGTGCAGCCTAACATCACGACTGCCGGCGCCGGCACCTTCCAGACGTGGGCCGCGCGCACGCTCCCGCTCGTGGAGGCGGCGATCGCTGGTCAGGTGACGGCGAACGTCGCGAGCTACCAGATCGGCAGCCGCTCACTCGTGAAGCTGTCGATGGAAGAACTGCTGAAGCTGCGCGCCTACTGCGAGACGGTGCTGGGGATGGAGCGGGATCCCGGTTCGTTCATGCAGTCGGGCAGCTTCAGGTTCACGGAGCCCGGACCATGAAGATGCTCGATCGCGCGAAGCGAGCGGTTCGCCGCTGGCTGGGAGTCGAGCAGCGCACGATCTTCGATGCCGCGGCTACCGACCGGCTGCTGGCCGACTGGATCAGCATGAGATCCACCGCGGACGACGAACTGCGGTGGACGCTCCAGACAATGCGCGCGCGGTCGCGGGACTTGGAACGCAACAATGGGATCGCACGCCACTTCCTTCGCGCTCTGGCGGCGAACGTGATCGGTCCCTATGGGTTCAAGCACTCGCCCCGCGTGCGCAACAATGACGACACGCTGAGCACGAAGATCAACGCGAAGATCAGCGAGGCTTGGGATCGCTGGTGCGAGGATCCGCTGATCGACGGGCGCATGCACTTCAGTGGCGTGTCGCGGCTGTGGATCAAGAGCATTGCCCGGGACGGTGAGGTGCTGCTGCGGAAGTGGCGTGGCTTCGACAATCCCTACAAGTTCGCGCTCGAATCGATCGACGTGGATCAGCTTGACGAGACGATGAACAGTCCCGGGAACAAGAGCGGATCGCGCGCGCAGATCCATATGGGCGTCGAGATGGACGACCTGACGCGCCGGCCGACCGCCTATTGGGTGTGGAACCGCCCCGAAGATCAGACCGGGCTCATGGTTCCACGCAACCGTGTGAGGCTGCCAGCCGACGAGGTGATTCACCTCTACGACCCGGACCGGATCGGTCAGACGCGTGGTCCCTCGTGGCTGGTGGCAGCGATGATCCCTCTGCGCCACCTCAACGGCTACGTCGAGAGCGAGCTTGTCGCTGCGCGGATCTCGGCGGCGAAGATGATGTTCTTCCAGCAGCGCGACAGCACCTATGGATCCGCGGTGCCAGCGGCCGGCCAATCCGGCTTCGTCACCGAAGCGGCGCCCGGCCAGTTCGGCGTCGTGCCGCCCGGCTACGAGATTGCCGCCTACTCGCCTGACCATCCGGCGACGGCATTCGGCGCGTTCGTGAAGGGCGGGATGCGTCAGGTCGCGACCGCGCTCGGGATGAGCTACAACGCGCTCGGAAACGATCTCGAAGGCGTGAACTACTCGTCCATGCGCTCGGGCCTGCTGGTGGAACGCGAGTACTGGCGCATGATTCAGGACTGGTGGCTGGCGCGTCTCCTGAAGCCGGTCTATGCCGAGTGGATGCGCATGGCTCTGCTCTCTGGCGAGCTTGTGCTGGACTCTCGAGATCCGCGCAAGTTCATCGCCGTGAAGTTCTCGGCGCGCGGCTGGCCGTGGGTCGATCCGCTGAAGGACATGCAGGCCGGCGTCATGGGTGTGCAGAACGGGCTCGCGTCGCGCACGCAACTGCTCGCCGAGACGGGTCAGGACTACGAGGAAATCCTCAACGAACTGGCCGAGGAAAAGCGCATGGCGGATCTGGCCGGCGTGTCTGTCGATGGACCCGAGGCTGCCGCTGCTGCTGCCGCCAACGACGCAGAGGACGATGGCAGCGACGGTGGCACGAACAGGCTGAAGGACGTGATCAGCAATGGAGGTAGATCGTGAAGAAGCACGCTTCTCCCTTCGCGCCCGGCGTGCGCTTCGCCCCGGTCGTTGGCGTTCGCAAGCTCGAAGCGCGCGCGGGCGTCGATCCCGAGGACGTGGCGCGGTACGAGGTGGCGTTCTCCAGCGACAAGGAGATCGAGCGACAGGGCTGGTTCGGGAAGTTTCGCGAGGTGCTGGATCACAGCGTCGGCGCGGTGGAAATGCACCGCTTCACGTCCGGGACGGCGGCGGTGCTGGAGGAACACCGCGGTGCTCCGATCGGCGTGATCGAGTCGGCAAGCATCGACCCCGATGGAGTGGGTCGCGCGGTGATTCGCTTCTCGCGCACACAGCGCGGGAAGG